ATTTGCGCCATTTTGTCCAGCTATACCTTGTGGACCGTCTTTACCTTGTGGACCTCTATCTCCTTTCTCACCTTGTGGGCCTTGTTGACCACGTGGACCTTGAACACCGTCATTGCCTTGTGGACCATCATTTCCTTTAGCACCCTTTTCTCCTTGTGGGCCTTGTTGACCACGTGGACCTTGAACACCGTCATTACCTTGTGAACCTTGAACACCCTTTTCTCCACGTTGACCTTGTGGACCAGCTTCACCTTGTGCTCCTTGTGGACCAGTTGGGCCTTGTGGACCAGTTTCTCCATCCTGACCGTCTTTACCATCTACACCATCTTTACCTGCTTCACCTTGTGGGCCTTGTGGACCAGTTTCTCCTTGTTCGCCTTTAGCACCTTGTGGACCAGTAATAGGTTCTACATATAATGCTAAACCAACTTGTGCATTAATTTCCAATGGGTCCGCCATTAATTCAGCATCTAATACTGCATCTTCTGTTTCATCTACAATTGAGAAAACAGCTCCGTTTTTATATCTCCATGCTTTATCTTCTGAATCTAAACCTGTGATTTCTAATGCATATACTGCTGCTGAATGAAGCATTTTGCCTTTTACATCAACAATTATGATGTTATTTGTGTTTTCTTTTAATTGCCATTCTACAGGAATAACTACTTTGTCCTTTGTACAAATAAGATTGACTTTGATATCTTTACAATCAGTAAGATCAAAATCATTCCATACTGTTCCTGTTATTTCATATTGAGGTTGAACAACTGTAATTTCCATGGTAAAGTCGTTACCTCTAACAATACGTGATATCATGCTTAATTGAAATATATTTCTTCTATTAATCTAAAAATAGTCATAATACAAAATGAGGCAATACGTATTGTACTGCCTCTATAGATAAATGTATCGTTAATATACCTCAGCACGGCCGAGGATTTTTTAATCATTGTCATCTGCTGCATCTAATGCGCCAACTCCAGTAAATGTAACTGACATTGTAGCATTATCTCCAGCTGGAGCATTAATTGAGAATGAAGTTATCAATGCTTTACCTGATGCGATTGCTGTTCCTTCAGTCCATGACTTAGCTGGAGTAACATCAATTATACCCTTTTCATCTGTATTACTATAGTTGCTAGCTGGAGCAAATACAATATCTACAGGTGTCTTTGCTAACATAATGTTCATATATGTTGCTTCGCCTGCATCAGAATATAAGTTTTCTGCTGTAACTTCCCATGATATAGATTGAGCAATAACTGATGGATAGTCACCGTGGTCTTTTGTTGAAACTTCTGTAGTATTAGTTGTTAAGCTAAGTGAGTGAGAAGTAGCAAAACCAATTGCACTGTTATTTAAGAAAACCATCAATTTACTACCTTTTAAGATATCTGAATTTTGTGCCATGATATTATGTTTTGTATTTTTGTAGTTTTAGATAATATAGATACTATTCAACAGTCATTTGAAATTGCAACTCTTCTACGAAAGCATCATTGTCAAGTGTGTATTCTGTTGCAGTCAATAACTGTATTGGATGTATGTAAATGTCATTTGTTCTCCATCTATATGTTTCTACTGCGTGACGTACAGCATTTGCTAACTCAATGCATTGGATATAATCATTAGAAACACAAGTAATGGTGTAGTTAATAGTATTGCACCAGCCAACATGTCCTATTTCAATATCTTTTGTATATTGAACTGATAGACCTGTACGTGCATGAACTATAAATGGAAAATTAAGGTTATCTGGTTGAAGCAATGGAAATATACGATGCTCATCATTTCCTACGATTGCTTTAACTTCATCTGATTCTTCTAATATTTGTTGTATATATTTTGATATAAGCAATGAATTATCTGCCATATTAAGATTGATTGTATATTTCTTGTACGAACTCTGAAATCACACCTCTCATAAGTTCAATTGCTGCTGGTTGATTTGCTTCTACTGCGTTTTTAAAGAAATGAGTTCCTGTAATATGACCTAAGAAACGTTTCTTTTTAAGTTTCTGACCTTTATATGATTTTTGATATCTGTCTCTTGTGTCATTTTCAAAGAATCTTGTACGATATGTACCACTAGTCTTCTTTCGGTTACCCATTGCATTGATGTTGAGAGAAGCACCATCCACTTTTGTGAATCCTACAGCATCAATTAATGTATCAGAATACTTTGGATTACGGTTAGTAGCTTTAGGAAGTGATGAAGTGAGTGACTGTCTTATCTTATCCCTTAAGAAATATGCAGCTCTATAAAGCGCACGTTTCTCAGCACGTGGAAGCTGCTCTCTCATTTCATCTAATGGGCCTCTAAGATTTCCAGTTATTTTAAGTGTAATTCCTTCCATTTATTGAAAATATGATCTATTTCAAAATTGTCATTACTGATTGACTAATGTAGTTATAATTTCTATGTCATTGTAGTATTTGTTCTTGTTGATAGAAGTTATTTTCCAACGCTTTCCTTCATATTCAATTTGATCTGTTTCAACTACGGGAACATAAGCACGTACAATAAATGTTCTATTAACAGGAAAGAATACTTCACCTTCTGATACAGTCATATTTTCTGAATTGAATCTTACATAAGCTCTTGTATGGTACTTCAAAACATAATTAGTCTGAATAGTGCCATATTCTGTCTTTGTAGTATTTAATTCATATATATCAATAGGGTCTTTAAGTAAGTGTGATTGCATTAGTGATATGAACGATATAATTTTATCATCATCTGAATTGCGTTGGGTACATCAGGAGCAGACTCACCACTGCCTCTTTGACATGAATAGAAATAATCAACTAGCATACGAAGAGCATGACGAAGACCAGCTGGTAGGTCACCATTTGATGCGCATAACTCATCTAATGAACGGTCTAACAACTGTTCTGTTAATTCTTCTGCTGAGTTGCCTATCATTTCTAACAATTGGTCATCTTCATGGTAGTCTAAATCTACGACGCATTGCTGTTTTATCTCTGTTAAAGTTAAATACTTCATTTTGATAGTTGTATTTTATCTAATATAGTCAATTAAGTTTATAGCCATATTGAAAACCATTACTTAAATAATATTCTATTTTTTTACCGCTAACTCTATGTCGCTCAATACCATTATTAACAAATCTAGTTCCTGTTTGCACAATAGAAATTAATTTCTTTGATTCTTGTTTATGATTATTACCTAACATACCATTAATTCTGTTATCTGTATTTTGTTTATGTGTACACCAACGTAAATTATTAGCTTTATTATTGTGAGTATTTCTATCAATATGATCTACTTCACTATAATTATATTGATTATCACAAAATAATTTAGCCACCATACGATGTACAAAAAAATGGCATACTTTATAATAACGATAATGTTGTTGTTTAGTAAAATCTACTAATTTACCATTACGTCTGACATTACCCTCATTTGAAACTTCTAACAAATAAGTCTTACATGTTTTATAAGGATATACTTTCCAAATTTCTTGATTCATAATTATTATGCTATATTTTTGTTTAAGTATTATGAAAAAAAGAGTAACCGTTCGTTGCAATCTACTAAGTTACTCATAGCATAATACTTATATTATAATATAGACATATATAATCAAATTATCAATAAAGGGGATGAGCATATCCCATCCCCTGACATCGAAAGAAAATGAAAAGCTTATAATGATCAAACTTTAAAAGTTTGCTGTTTCAATTTCTATTGTTGAAAGTAACGGTCTTGCAATTTAATCTACATTACCGAACTTGAATGCTTCTGAACGTAAAACTTTTGCGTCAAAGTAAGCATTTACAACAAGACGGATACAACCCTTAGTTGCTTGTGTGTAAGGATCTACAGTAATTTCAATATCACCCCAAGAACCAATTGCTAAGTAGTTGAAGTCACCATAAGCAAATTTCTTAGTAGAAACGTTAGATGTGTTAATCATTGGTGTACCATCAATTTGGTTAGCTTCAAGAACCATACCTGTAGCGTTAGTACCCTTGATCATTGAACGGAAAGTAGCCTTAGCAGTGTTACCCATTAAGTATTTCTTTTCACCGTTGATGTTAGCGTCATCTAAAGCAGCTTCAAATTGGCAAAGTCCTGCATAGTCGTCGATGTTAGTTTCTTCAACGTTATAGAAGATACCTGCTGGTTTTTCTGAATCACCTTCATCACCGCCGAAGATAGTAGCTTCTAACTTATCGTTAAGAGCATTAACAATATCTCTACGGATAGCAGCTTCAACACCGATTGTGTCTTGTGCAATTAATTGCTTAGAGATATCAACATAAGCAGAAAGACGTTTTGGTTGAAGTTTTACAGTTGAGAATGTGTTACCAGTTGCACCAGCTTCATCAATTTCACCTTCCCATCCAACTTGACCTTTACCCATAACAGGAATTTGAACGTCACCCTTTGGAAGACCTGAGTACCAACGAGCACCAAGTTGTGTTAATACTGATTTAGCATAAAGTGGTTCTAAGATACCTTCAATTTCTGTTTCAACAACTGAATCATGTACTCCAGCATCACCAGTTACTTGCATTGCACGAGTTTCTGCATTGATAACGAATGACTTTTGGTTGTTGTCAATAGCGTTACGTATTTCTTTTACTAAAGAATTCTTTTTCATTTTATTTGTATTAGATTTATTTCTATTGCATTTTTCTTTTTCTGGTTCTTCTTCCTCTTCTTCTTTAGGAAGTTCGTTTGCGTATTCTTCAAGCTTATCTTCTAAAGCTTTAAGTTCAGCTTTCTTTTCGTCTATTTCTTCACGTAAAGAATTGAATTCTTTTTCTTCATCCTCAGTCATTTCTCTGACCTCAGTCTTGCAAAGCTCAACGATTTCTTTAGCACGAACAGTTGCTTTGTTGATAGCTTCTTTAATTTCAACACTTGATTTCATGTTATTAGAATCTATGTATTTTGATAATAATATAGTAATTTTAGAAAGTGTGAATTGAGTAGCTTAGACAACTAGGCTACTCAATTTATGTTATTCTGGTTGTTCTTCGTTATTTTGTGGAGCTGTATAGTTTAATTCAATTGCAATTGGACCTGCACCATGTGCTGATGGATTTACATACCAGTGTTCATTACCTTGTTCTGAACTATATTCCATATTTCCTGATACTAATGTATAATCAGATGGGTCTTGTAATGGATAGATTTCAAACCATGCATCTTTATCTACTGTATATGATTCTGCTAACGCAACTGTTTCTCCATTGTTCTTAATTGTAACAGTTTCTGCACTTAAGCCTGTACCAGTCAATGTAACTGTCCATTCTGTTTGTGCTGATTCTTGTACAATCAAAGTATAAGTTACAGTTTGTGCTTCATAAGTATCATCACCTGCAAATATAGCATATATTAAAATTGCACCAGTTGATACTAATGTTATCTCTCCTGTATTTTCGTTAATAGCTGCAATTTCTGAATTGTCTGATGCATAAGTAACAGTTACGTTATGTGGATTAGTTAATGTAGGGAATACATTGTCATCTGCTCCAATAGTTACTGTAGCTGATTCTGCTGACCATGCTAATTCTGGAGATTGCTTTTGTGGCTCTGGGTCATCTTGGTCAACATAAGGTGCCCATTCTGGAACCTGAACACATGCTACATGATAATTGTAAGCAACAATCTTATTTGCAAGTGATTCATTAAGTTCCTTGAAACCTGCAACACATTCCTCTTGTACCTTGATTACCTCTGCGTCTGTGTCTTCTGTAATCTGATATGGAGTTATATCAAATACATAAAGAATATCGTTTATACGTTTTTGTTTCATTTTGATTTAGATATGTATTTTAGTTAAAAATAGACATTTAGATTTTAGCTGCTTCCTCAAATTCTTTAATTTTAGCATCTAAAGAATCTAATATCTCTTTGTCCTTCTGTTCTTTAGCTTGACGTTGTTCTTCTTTGAAATTTTCTAATGAACGACAGTTTACTTCTGTCTGTTCATAAGCTGGAGCAACTGACAATAAGCTAATTTCGTCTAAGAAAGCAATTGAGCGGATAGTACGGTTATATGTTCCGTCTTCGTTTTCAGTCCATTCGTCTTCATCGGGAGCAAAAGCAAAGCTGAGAGCATCATAATCTCCACGTCTAATGCCTTCTAATAGCATATCACCTTGCGCTGTATTAGGTAATTCAGTCTCAAATTCAATACCTCTGTCAGTGACGAACAAACGAAGTGAACCTTTGCCGTATTTTGAACGTGCAAAAGTACCTTGACTTGCATCGTGGTTGACATAAAGCTTAATATCCATTGAGTTGATTAAGTCTTCTGTAAGAGCATCCTTTGAAATTGTCTCATAGAATTCTCCATAAAGTAATTCAGAACGAGCTTCTGCTGGGATTGCTAACCCAGATATCTTACGTGATTCTTCTTCTAAGCTACGAATTTCAGATACAATGCTTCTTATTTCTAAGTTACTGTTCTTCATCGTTATTTTCTTGATTAATTTTGTTCTGGTTAGGGTCAGAATAAGCAACCATTAATTCATCGCCGCCTTCAACAGCATGATATCCAAGTTTCTTACGAGCTTCATTTCTTGTAATGATGCCCGACTGAACTAATGTATTCAAATAGTTAGCTTGTGATTGCTTATCTTGTTTGATAATGTCTTCTTCAACAATATCAATATAATATTTGTATTTTTGTGATGGTAATATCAATTTAGCATTAATTTCTTGCTCCAACATAGATATATATGGTGCTAAAGTGTTCAAAACGAATGCTAATTGAGCTTGTTCAACTGCATTATAGCTTGATTTTGATAAGTCGCCTAATAAAACTGGTGACATATTGAAGAATCTAGCTATCTCCTGAACATTGAAAAGTCTTGTTTCTAATAATTCTGCGTCTTTTGAATTACTTGAAACTGGTGTATATTTCATACCACCTTCTAAAACTGCTAATCCTGCACCAGCACCTAATTGAGATTCATTCCATGCAGAACGTATTGATTCTCTTTGGTCTTTAGTCAAACGTGGTGTTTCAGTTGATAGCACACCTTGAACTGTCATACCTGATGAGAAGAATTCATGTGCTGCTTTCTCAGCAGATGCAGATAGCTTAATGCTTGAATTTGCATAGTCCAAAATTGAGATACCATTGATACCATCTTTAGTTAACATTCTTACATGAAGAATGTCGATAGGCTCAATCATTTTATTTGATATTCTTGGGCATTGGTAAAATAATACACCTGTTACTTTGTTATAGAAAATATTACAGTCACCAAAAGGCAAATATTTTAGTGATATAGGTTTGCCAGCTTTGTCACGCTCTATATATGCGAAACCATTGCCATGTAAAAGACAGTCTTTAATCATATTCTTAATAATCATAAACTGTGTTAGCTGACTATTATAGAAGAGATCCTTTAAGAATCTATCATCAGGTTCATCATCTTCATTATATGATTTTAATTCCCATGACATTTGAGCGATAGAGTTACTTATTAAGGAAACTGCACTAAAGAATGCTGACTGATGCATTGCTCCGTAGTCCTTCAAATTAAGAAGTTTCTGAATAAGTCCAATTCCTTCATTCACTTCATCACATACGCTATGGTTTGTCTCTTTATGTGGTTCGTTTGAGCGTTTTTCTTTACGAAAATTAAACCATGACATAAAAGTTTTAAGATAATATATTTAGAATAAAATAGTAATTTTACATAGTCCATGCTTCTGGACTGAAATTCTTACTATTTAGGTAACAACCAAGGGCTTCAAGCATAGAAATTACAGGGTCAATCTTATTGTTTTTTTCCCCATTTGCCTTTGTTGGCTTACAGTTTTCGTAATGGTCGAACATTAACTCAACATTTGCTAAGCACCATTCTACTGCTGGATTAGCTTCAATTATGCATTTTTCTGAACGAACTAGCATTTCAAAGAACTTGGTTGGCTTATTGAATGATGATAATGTCTGACTATAAGCCACCATTGGAAGACCTTCTTCTTCTGCTTTTATTACATATTGTGTTGCATTATATGAGTCATAGCCAACTTCATTCATAAATAGCTTTGAATAGTTCTGTAGTTGGTCTTTAAGTATATATTCGTAGTCAACTACGTTTCCTGCTGTCTTAATGGCCCACCCACGTCTTATCCATTCTTTATAGTATTCTCTGTTTGCTGATGTTTCTAATGCTTCTTCTGGTATATAAAGCCATGATTTGAATATGAATTTGTCTGGGTTAACTTTTCTATCTGGGTTAGGTGGGATGCATACTGAATGAGCAGTTAAGTCACATACAACAGATAAGTCAGTTCCTGCATATCCCATTTCATCAGTATAGTCATCTAAATTGACTTCACCCATAACTTTCTGTATCTTATCATGTGATAACCAAATAGTAGATGACTGCATCCATTGGTTCAAATTCTTTGTTCTTACACCGACTTCTAATGATGAATTGTTTATTGCGTCTTGTATCTGTTCACGCATATAAGAATACAATACAGTCTGACCTAATGATGGACTACATTTTATCCATTTTGATTCGTCTTTCCAATCATCACCTTCATCTAATTCATATATCAATGAAAACTGTGTGTCATCCTTTTTAATATTATTCAAAATCTGTTTGCAGTTTACATACATTGAATAGCATGGGTATGTCTCACCTACAAGGAATCCACCTGTAGTTATAATAAGCATAAGAGGTTGTGTACGCATACCCATTGATGACATAAGTACGTTATACAAACCCCAGTCTTTTGCTGCATGAAATTCGTCAATGATAGCAGTTGAAGTATTCCAACCATCAAGCCCCATTGAATCAGATGAATGAACTTGTATGATTGATTTAGTAATAGGAATATTTATGTTATGTCTGAATCGTTTGAATATCTTACTTTTTGGATCTATTGATTCAGCATAGTCTTTAGTCTGCTCATAGCATATAGAAGCCTGTTTAGCATTGTTTGCTACAATATCAACTTCTGCACCAGATTCATTATCTGCTATAGCTGTAACCAATGCTAATGCAGCAGCCGTTGCTGTCTTACCATTCTTACGAGCCATGAACATCAGAGCTTTCTTTGTTACTCTATATCCTGTGTCTTTCCATTTCCATCCGAATATTCCTGCAAATGCAAACTGCTGCCAAGGCAATAATATAAAATTCTTTCTTGCGTGTATGCCAGTAGTATGCTTCATCTTACTTACTAAAGCAATCTTTCTATCTACATCATCATAGTCAAAGTACATATCGTCTCTTTCAAACCATGATAAGTACCTTTCACACTGTAATTTAATAGCATTACAAGCTAATATGTCACCATTTACTACATCCTGTGCATACTTATTATACTCCTTAAAAGGATTGAATAAAGTCATTTGATCATTATATGTATTTATATAAAATAGAAAAAGGCCTACTAACAATGGAGTAGGCCTAGAAACAATATAAGATATTAAATTGTGATAAATAAATAATATGAATAATATGTTAATAAAATATTAATGAAAGAAAGATATATAGTGTCTATTCTCACGAACCGACATATATAAATATAGTCATTTACATTTCATCTTCTTTGCTCTTATAAGCATATAGTTTATAGGTAATTCCAACCTCTCCTTCCTCTACTGAATCTATTGTTACATTTACTTTATTTTCAGTCTGTACGACACAACTAAGAAATTCCTGTATTAAGCACCAGACCATATCTCCAGTCTTACATACTCTTAAATTGAACTTTACGTAAAATATATCTTTGTCTCTATGAAACCCTATATTTGATACGGCATACGGAAAATCATGTAATGAATCTATTATGCTATCAATTGTGTCATTTACATATTTCTTATCTTTTGCTTTAGTTATGTTTTCTAATATTAGCTTAATTCTTTTTTGCATCATTATATTGTTGTATTTATATAATAATAAACATTTACAATGACATTGGTAAAAGTTTTGTCTTTTGGGATGAGACATTAAGAACATTCATATAATGAGGTAAGGAGCTTCAAAAATGGGAGGACCTATAAATATGGATAAATAGAACAAGTTATAAATAGGCGATGGTCCTCCCGTGAAAAATTAATATCTGAACAAATTTAACTTATAGGTTAATGTAATTTCACATGTATGTTCATTACATCATGTTATATTAGTTATTTATCAGTATTAAAATAGTCATCTTGCTTTGTATGATTCAATATAAAGTGTCTCTTATCATGACAGTCAGAACAAAGAGCTACCAAATTATCAGGGTCTAATAGTAATCTCATTTTCTCTGCTTCATCTTTACCTGTACTAAATGGACGTATGTGGTGAAGTTCAGTAGCAGGAACAGATCTTCCATTAATCATACAGTCCGCGCATATTGGATGAAGGCTCATATACCAATCTCTTAGTTTTTTCCATCGTGAGTTTTGATAATATTTATTCCATTTACTGTTACGTCTTTCATTATGTTCTTCTTTATGAGAAGGTGGACTAATTTTTCTTTTAGTTATATAAGGCATATATGATCTAATTACTTATTAATAAGTTATAGGGCATTTCTAAGCTTATCTAAGCACTTATTTTTATAAAACTATTATCTATACATATTTATAATAAAAAGGATGTAGAAAGCATTCTACCGCTATCTACATCTTATCTAGTCTCTAACTCTTGTTTGGCTTTATTAACTGCATATTCAACAGGGTCATAGTTTCTTATTGCAGCATCGTGCAAATCATTTGCTTCTTTATAACCAACTGTATGAATTAATAACTGCTTCCAAATTTCCAAGTCTTCCTCTGTTGTTATTTTGTACTTTGTGAATCTCATTGTCTTATTTGATTAGATTGTCTAAAAGTTCTTGTGCTGATTCTGCGTCATCAACATTGTTAAGTCTCTTAATTTTAGCAGATGCAAATGGACTTAATCCAAGCTTCTCTAATATATCTAATATTTGTTGATGTGCATGTGACATAACTGCAATTGCTGGGTTTTTACTTACACGTTTATAATCGTCGGTTGAAGATATGTTCTTATTAGAATCTATTGCATCACATCCTAAATAATATAGCTTTAATTGGTTAGCTAATAAATCAAGACAACAATAAAAATAATTACTAAGCTTCTCATTCTTATCTACACAGTCCATATATACACGTGAAAGAAACTCAATAACACGTATGTCATAATCGGCATATGTTTCTCTTATGTATTGATCATTACAAAATTTCATATAATATTTAAATTATTTTTTTTCTTTATTTTTAGTAATATAGAACTGTTTCATTATTTCACTATGTCTTTTTCTGTTTTCAGGATTTGAATAATACTTCTTTCTTGATTTTGAAATTTCGTCTTTCCATTCTGGATGTTCGTCAGCATATCTTTTATTTGATGCAGCATGACTTTTTCTTACTTCTTCTGTCCATCCTTCTTTCATTCGTTTTTTAGTAAGTGGATTATTCATATTTTCAGTTTGTGTAACCCATCTTAGATTTTCTGCTCTATTGTCGAGCTTATTTGTATTAATGTGATCAATGAACGGCTTATTCTCTTGGTTAGGTATGAAAAGTTCTGCAACCATCCTATGAACATAAAAGCCATGAACTTGATGATATCGCGTAGGATGTCTTTTTGAAAAATCTATGAGGACCCCATTTAACTTTACATTACCTTCATTTGAAACTTCAATGATTTGATCTTTCTTCTTACCCGCATTAGCAGTGTATGTTTTCCAT